TGTAAATGTAATTTCAGCTAACGTAACATCATTAACATCATATGCCGTAAACACAGCAGTTAATGCAATAACACTTTATAATAATGGGAACGCGAATATATATTTCGTCACAGGTGTTTAATTATAAATATAAAAAAACTATCTGAGGGAGATTGAACCAGATGACCGATAATATATTCAGAATTAAAAATGGCCTACAGGTCAACAATAATTTAATTTTCGCCAACAATGGTCAGGTTGGTATTAATAATACTTCTCCCGATGCAAATTTAACGGTTACTGGTACTGCTAACGTACAAGGTGCACTTGCTGTAACTGGCACTTCATCGCTTGGTGGCAACGTAGTTGTAACAGGTCAAACAATAACTGTTACTTCTGCTAATTTAACTGCCAATATCGTTACTATTGTTAACACTGGTATTTTAACAGTAGGTAACTCGACTGTAAATACCCAAACTAATTCGACTCACTTTTTTACCGGTAATTCGACTTATTATGGGTATGGCAATTCAACAGCAGATGTTATTGTAAATCCAACAGGTAATATTGTCGTAAATCCTACGTATCTTGCAATCAGTAATTCTAGTGTTGCTAACGTATTCGTTGCAAATTTATCAGGTGTTTATACTACTGGCGTTGTTAATGGTTCCGCCATTCAAGTTGGTTCGTCTGACGTAATTAATACATCAGGTATCTATACAGTTGGTGGCGTTAATGCTACATCGTTTACAGCCGCTAGTCTTTCGGTAAGTAATGCTGGCGTTACGATAACTGGTAATACAAGCGTTCCGACAGTAACACTAGCTAACAGCGGTTTAATTACTATTGGTAATAATAGTACAACACAAATTACTGCTGGTTTTAATATAGCTAATTCTACTGGTAACGTAACAATATCTCCAGTATCATTAGCGGTTCAAAATTCTACTTCTGCTGTAACTTCGCTTACTCTTACAGGTATTACTACTGCTAATTTGGCAGTTTCTAATGCTGCTACTTTCAGTAATACTGTTGCTGTTACTGGTGCTGCTACATTATCAAATACCCTTTCGGTTACAGGTCAAACTAATACTGGTACTCTTTACGTTACAACTTCAGCAAACGTAGGAACTGCAGTAGTAGCAAATGCTACTGGTGTTTATACAACTGGCATTGTTAATGCTACTTCATATACAATAGGCACAGCATTTGTAGCCAATACTACTGGTGTTTATGCTGGTATTGTTAATGCTGTATCAGTGAATGCAGCATCATATTCTGTAGGCACTAGCACAGTAGCTAACTCTACTGGTGTTTATACTGGGGTTGTTAATTCTGCAACGATTACTGTAGGATCAACCACCTCAACTGTAACAACCTTAACTGTAACATCAAATACTGGTACTGCAATATATGGTACATCTAACAGTAGTAGTGGAGTTTATGGTTTATCTAATACTGCTACTGGCGTATATGGTCAATCAAATAGTTCATTTGGAGTAGTTGCTCAATCAAATACTTCATGGGCCGTATATGCACTATCAAATACTGTTGGTGGCGTACTTGGAGTATCAAATACTGGATTTGGTATTTATGCAGTATCAAATACTGGTACTGGTCTTTATGTTCAATCAAATACTGGTACAGTAGCCATATTTACCAATGGTGCTACTACTTTTGCTAGCATATATGCAAATGGTAACGTAGGTGTTGGTACTACTTCTCCTGCATATAAAATAGATGTTACTGGTGATATCAGAGCATCTGCTAATGTTATCGCGACTAATTTAAATGGCGCAATAACATCATCGCAAGTGACCACTGCTCTTGGTTATACACCATATAATGCTACCAATCCTGCATCTTACCAGTTAAATTCAACTCTTTCTGCTAACGTAGCCACAATGACTGCTAATAATTCTACTAACCTCAACGGCGTTGCAGGATCGTTGTACCAATTAAATAGCACATTATCTGCTAACGTAGCCACAATGACTGCCAATAATTCGAATTATCTTGGTGGTACAGCTGCTGCATCTTATCAGTTAAACTCAACTCTTTCTGCTAACGTAGCTACATTAACTTCTAATAATGCTACAAATTTTAATGGTCAAGCAGCATCATATTACACAAATGCTACCAATATAGCCACAGGCACAGTACCGACAGCAAGACTTGGAACTGGAACTGCAAATTCTACTACATATCTAGCAGGTAATCAAACTTGGCAAACAATTTCTTCAATACCTCCAGGTACATTGATCCGCGCACCACAAGTTCTTACCAATACGGCTGGCGGCACATATACAACCCCAGCGGGTTGCGGTCATATTTTAATTGAAATGATTGGCGCTGGCGGCGGCGGTGGTGGATGCTCAGCAGCATCTTATCCTTCTTACGGTGGCGCTGGCGGCGGCTCAGTTTTTGCCACCAAATATGTCGCTGTTTCCGCTTCCACTGGATACACTTACGCTATCGGCGCGGCTGGTGCAGCTGGAGGCGGCGCATCAACTGGCGGTAATGGTGGAACTACTTCTATCACGATTAATGCGGTAACGTATCAGATTACTGGCGGAACGGGCGGCACTGGCGTGGGTGGTGGCGCTGGTCAAGGTGCGGCTGGTTCGACCGGAACTGCATCGAATATGGACTATGTTATTACGCCCCTCAATCCAGCCTCTGGGTTATACGGTGGTTCCGTAGATACTCCATACGGAGCCAATATTGGCGGCAACGTAAACCGCGACTTTCCCACGCCTACTGGCGGAAGAAACGGCACTGGTTGGGGAGCTGGCGGTGGCGGCGCATATAACTCTAACTATACCGGCGGAATCACTTATGCTGGCGGCGCTGGCTACCAAGGCATGATTCGCATCTGGGAATATTCATAATGTTAAATGCACCAATAATTTAAATAATATAGGAAATTAAAAAATGGCAGTTCCACAATCTAGAGCAGATTTTATTGAATATTGCTTACGCAAGCTCGGTAAACCTGTGATCGAGATTAACGTCGATGATGATCAAGTAAATGATCGTGTCGACGAAGCAATCCGTTGGTGGTGGGATTATCACTTCGATGGCGCTGATAAAACATATTACAAATACAGAGTAACGCAAAACGATATTATTAATCGTTATGTTACAATGCCTGACAATATTATTGGCGCTGTTAATATTTTTCCAATCGGTCAAGCTCTTAATACTAATAATATGTTCAATATCCGTTATCAAATTGCATTAAACGATTTGTATACGCTTACATCAGTTTCTATGGTTCCATATTACATGGCTTTACAGCATGTTCAATTTCTTGAGCAAATGCTTGTTGGACAACAGCCTCTACGTTATAACCGCCATATGAATCAAGTTTTCATTGATATGGATTGGACAATTGTTAACGTAGGCGATTACCTTATTATCGAAGCATATCAAGTTGTTGACCCAGATACATACACTCGCGCATGGGGTGATCGTTGGTTAGCTCGTTATGCTGAAGCATTAATTAAACAACAATGGGGTACTAACATTAAGAAGTATCAAGGAATGCAACTTCCTGGAGGTATGACTTTTAATGGCCAGCAAATATATGATGAAGCTACTCAGGAACGTAGAGAACTAGAACAGGAAATGATTACTAATTACACAATTCCTGTTTCTGATATGATCGGCTAACACACTCGTTTATATAAATACTTCTATAAGAATAATAGGAGTATTAATATGAAAAAATATGGATTTGTATATCTTTGGTTTGACAAAAAACGTAAAATGTATTATGTAGGTTGTCATTGGGGAACAGCTAATGATGGATATATCTGTTCTTCAAATAGAATGAGAGATGCATATAGACGTAGACCTAATGATTTCAAAAGACGTATATTGAAAAGTAATATTTTAGATAAAGTTCAAATGTTTGAAGAGGAATATAAATTTCTTTTTCTTATAAAAAATGAAGAACTCGGTAAAAAATATTATAATTTACGTAAACACAAATGGGGACATTGGACTACAGATTTAAATTCTTCTTTAACAATAAAAGAAAAAATTTCTAAAAAAACTAAAGAAGCAATGCAGCGTCCAGATATTAAAGAAAAATATCTTGCTGGTTTAGAACAAAGAGATAACAAAAGTTCTGATCTTGAAGTAAGAGAAAAACGTCGCCAGTCAATGAAAAAAACAATGGCTGAAAAATTTCCTATAGAAGATAGATATAATCCTGTTAAATTTGGCAGCAAAGAATATAAAAATAATATGGCCAATAAAACAAAACAAAAATGGGAAAATAGAACCAAAGAAGATAAACAAAAAATATCAGAAAAAATAAGCAATAGTCTAACGGCTTCTAAACAAAAAAGATCTGATATAATGAAATCTAAATTTTGGTGGAATAATGGTGTGATAAATAAAAGAAATGATATTTCTCCAGGTGATGACTGGGTTAGAGGTAAATTAAAATAATGCCAAGCACAAATTTTTTCTTTAATAATTTCAATAGCTCCCAAGAACAAAATCTTCTTGAAAGCCTTATCATAGAAGCAATTTCTATATACGGCGAGCAGATGTACTTTATTCCAAGAAATATTAATAATTTCGATCAACTTTATACAGCTGACGATCAGTCATCATATACCCAAACATATGCAGTTCCTATCTACATTGAAAACATTAATGGGTTTACTGGTGATGGTAATTTTATGTCAAAATTTGGTCTTGAAATTCGCGATCAAGTTACGTTTTCTATTGCCCAACGTGTTTTCTCTGAAGAAGTTGGTGTTTATACTAAATTAATAAGACCACGTGAAGGCGACCTTTTATATTTCCCATTAAACAATAAATGTTTCCAAATTAAATTTGTTGATAAATTCGAAATGTTTTATCAGCTTGGCAAACTCTATACATGGAAAATGACTTGCGAGTTATTCGAATATTCAGATGAAATATTCAACACTGGTATTCCAGCTATTGATTCTATGCAGCAAAATCTCAGCACCAATATTCTTGATTACAGCGTTATGGATGAACAAGGAAATTGGCTTACTGATGAAGACGATAATTATCTAGTTATGGAACAATATAATCTTAATACTATTCTTCCTGGAACTGATAATGAATATCTAGCTAATACTTCTGCTGGATTTATCGATTTTAGTGAAGTTGACCCATTCAGTGAAGGCACTTATTAATGTTTCGTCAAACTTTTTATTTTAGTTTAATAAGAAAATATGTAACTCTTTTCGGTACGTTGTTTGACGACATTGCTATTGAGAGAACAGACAGCTCTGGTAATGAAACAGCTTTTATTAAAGTTCCAATTACGTATGGCCCAAAAGAAAAAATGTTGGCCCGTTCTTTACAAGATCCATCTATTCAACGACAGTCAGCAACTCCAACAATGCCTTTTATGGCATTTGAGATGACTAACATAACATATGATTCTACAAGAAAACTAAATACTGTTAACAAGTATGCTGCCGCTAGCAATACAACTACCAGTTCTTTAATTTATCAATATACTCCAGTTCCATACAATATTGGTTTCCGTCTTTATATTATGGTTAAAAATACTGAAGATGCAACTAAAATTATTGAACAAATTCTTCCTTTCTTTACACCAGATTGGACAACGACAGTTCGTCTTATTCCGGAAATGAATGTCGAACATGATATACCAGTTATTCTTGGTACAGTTCAACAGGAAGATACATATACTGGTGACTTCAAAGAAAGACAGGCTTTAACTTGGACTCTTGATTTTACAATGAAATCATACCTATATGGTCCAGTAAAATCTGGTGCTATTATTCTTTTTGCAAACACGGTTTTCTATTCGCCAACAGCAAACAATTACGATACATCAAACAATATCGCAGCTGCTGTTGGATTTACAAGTCCAGCTTTGTATACTACAATTCAGCCAGGATTAACAGCAAACGGTCAGCCTACTTCTAATGCTGCTCAATCTATTGCTGCTAATCTTATTTCCGCAACGAGTGATTTTGGATATATCTCTAATACATTTAACTTATCATGACAAATGCAAATAATGACCCTTTAGGTACTGCTCTTAATCTTCCACCGCTAGACAATACAATAAAATCTATTGTCGAAAAAGCGCATGATGATAGTGCAAAAACTGATTTTGAAATGGCCCGTTCTAATATCCATGAGATAATTCAGAATGGCGCTTTCGCAATGGAAAAACTATCACAGATAGCCGATCAAAGCCAACACCCACGTGCTTTCGAAGTGCTAAGTACTCTTATGAAAACAATGCTTGATGCTAATAAAGATTTACTGGCATTACAAAAACAAATTCGTGAAATTAGTGCAGCTGATACGCCTATGAATGATGAAGCTAAAAGCGTGACAAATAATCTTTTTGTTGGTTCTACAGCTGAACTCCAAAAAGCTATTGAGAGTATGAAAAATGGCTGAGATAAAAGGTTATAATGGCAATTCTCTTATTAAGAGATCCAACCAAGCCATAGAGTTTGATCAAACTATGGTTGAGGAGTATTTAAAATGCTCCAATGATCCAGTATATTTTACTGAAACATATATGAAAATTATCAATATCGATAAAGGTCTTGTTAGTTTTACGCTTTATGATTATCAGAAAGAAATGCTTAAATCTATGGCAGATAATCGGTTTACGGTTATCGCTACTGCTCGTCAGGCAGGTAAATCTACAACAACTTGTGCGTTTATCCTTTGGTACATATTATTCCATGCTGAAAAAACGGTAGCCCTTCTTGCTAACAAAGGCGATACGGCCAGAGAAATTCTTGGACGTGTGCAGCTTGCTTATCAACATCTTCCTAAATGGCTTCAGCAAGGCGTTAAAGAATGGAATAAAGGTTCATTTGAACTTGAGAATAACAGCCGTGTTATCGCAGCTGCTACTTCAACTGATTCTATTCGTGGTTATTCTATTAACCTTCTATTCATTGACGAAGCTGCATTTATCGAAAATTGGGATGACTTCTTTACATCGGTTTATCCTACTATTTCATCTGGTCTTGAATCTAAAATTGTTCTCGTTTCAACACCAAACGGCTTAAACCATTTTTATTCTATTTGGGAAAACGCAAGACAAAATAAAAATGGATACAATCCAATCAGAGTAGGTTACGAAAGAGTTCCTGGCCGCGATGAGGTATGGAAACAAAATACTCTTGCTGCAATGAACTTTGATACTGAAAAATTTGACCAAGAATACAACGTCGAATTTATGGGTAGTTCTGGTACTCTTATTGCAGGTTGGAAATTAAAACAACTTGTATC